ATTGTTGAGATACCTAACTGGCGACCCTTGTTGATGATGTTGAAACGATAGTCGTTGAAGTCGTTTAATAGGACATCCTGATAATCGTAGGTCTTGAACAACATAAGCCCGTGCATCGGGTGAGAAATACGGGCATAGTTTTTTAGGAAGTAAGAAGGATCTTTACCACACTTAACGACTTCTTTGAGTATTTGTTTTTTCGTTAATCTTGGCATTCATCATTCTTGGTCAAACAAGTCAGCAATCTTACGAAGATCATACGCAGCATCACCAGCGCTTACATATCCAGCGTCGACCATGATTTTCTGTATCTGATCTTTGAGTCTCATGAGGCGACTTTCAGCCAAAAGCTCTTCTTTGATAAGCTGCTCTAGCTTGGTCTTTGTGATTTTCATTTCTTTTCTCCTTAGTTTGTTGTTACTCTTTTTAAACACCACTTCTTGGGGTATACATAAGATCGCCCTGAATACGACGAATGAGATCCATAACCTCTTGGTCGCCTCCTGCTATTGCTTCTACTTCTTCTGGAGACATTTGATCTAATTTTGAACGAGCGTCCATTCTTTGTAGAAGTTTTTCGGCAGGGCTACGAAGCCCGGTATCACGAATGGGCTCGGTTGTGCCCAATTCATCTTCATCTGAAAAACCTTCAATATCAGAGCCCATCATTGTTTCATATTCTTCTTTGATGATCTGTCTTAATCTAGCCTTTGTTATTTTCATTTCTTTTCTCCTGAATTCTTGGGTCTCTTATCGTTAGGTGGGCGTGTCCCGAGACCGCCTTGAGACATAAACTTTTCCCAGCCAGCAGCAAGTTTGTCTTCAGTTGCTTCGCCAACGATGGCAGCCTCTTCCATTCCACCGACTTTGTAATGCATCTTGGCAGTAACCCAAGAGCGAACACGAGAAGAGTTCTCAACACGAATGTCAATCTCCCCCTCTTTGGTAAGTTTGACAGAGGAGCCAGTAATCTTGCGAGCTTCTTTCTTGAGGAACTTAACAATCTCATTCATCTGTGATTCGACATCAGACTCAAAGCCATTGGCATAAACTTCCTTGAGAGTAACCTCTGACATATAAGAAAGACACATCATGTTGCCATAGAATTTTACATTGAAGCCATCCATTACTCGCTTATCGATGAGTGGGTCTCCCTCTTCTCTCTTTAGACCTGCCTTGATGGGCTCGCCATCTTCGGTTATTGCGCCGTCGTAGGCGTTTGCTGCGGCTTGTGATAAGCCCTGAACGATTTCGTAAACTGTTGCCATTATTCCATTCCTTTATGTTGCTTGCCATCTAAATAGTGGTAAACTTTCCCTAAATAGTCAGCAGCTAGAGTAATTTTTGATTGAACCCATCCGGGTAGGTCAGAGTATTGTGATGCTAGACCAGCCACCTGTGGGGCATACTTTTCGAGTTTGTGTAAGTCTGACAGTGCCATATGAACTTCATGACCATCATCTTCTATACCGCCCATCATGTGCTGGCCTTCGTTCATGTTGTTTATGGAATCTAAAATACCAAGCAACATCTCTCTTCCACCTTGCCTGTCCTTTAGGATAGAAAGACCACTAACTACATCATCGAAAATTTCTTCTGTGTCTCTTTGTAGTCCTTGTTGTTCTTCTCTCAAAACTTCTCTGATCAGTTCTCTCAACTCTTCAGCTTTCATTTGGTCGCCATCCTGTATTCCATCTTTCCTCTCTTCCTTCGACCCATTTAATGTAGCACTTGTAACAGCAGTCAAACTTCATAAGTGATACGTCATCACGGGCAGAATGCGAGAAGGCACCACAAACAGGACACCCTGTCTTGGATTCTCTATTAAGTAGTTTTCTTGAAACCTTTATCCCATTTACTTCTACTTTATCGTTGGCTTCGTCGTTTTTCTTTTGTTTCTTGTAGAGATCTCGCATCTGTTCCAGATAAACTTTCTCTTTGTTCTCGTCCCATTCTGCTTTGGGGTTCTGGATTGCTTCTTCGCCATACTTCTTAGCGATGGCTTGCTCTACTTTGACAATGTAGTCTGGGTCTTTGCTCATTTAGCCGCCTGCTGGATTCCGTAATAAGTAGCGCCACCAAGCACAACACCACCTGCGAACCAAAGCCACTTGCGGTGTGGTGCTTGCTTCTTGATGATTGCTTGTTGTTTCTCGATCACAAGGTCTTTTGACGCCACAATCTCGGCGTGCTGTTGTCCAAGCGTGGCTATGCGTGCCTCAAGAAGTTCCTTGTCGAGCTTACATTGAGAGGCTGCTTTGTCAAGTTGAAACTCTACTTCAAGATCGCACTTCAACTTTGCTTCCTCGTGCTTTGTCAATATTTCTGCGGCAGCAGGCACGCTAAGCAAGACGCCCTCGAATGGGGCGGGTTGGTCTTCTGCGAGGACTGTAAAGTCTTCGGCGCTTGCGGTTGAGAGTAAAGCAAGCAACATTAGGCTATTCAACATATCTTAATCCGTAGGTCTCTTCAAAGCGCTGTATAATCAGAGCCTTGTCTTGTTTGAACTCTTTTATTATAACTTCTTTTTCTGCTCTCGTTAAGTCCTTTATCTCGGCTTGTCGTGCTTCGTATTCCAACTCCAACTCTTCTATCTCTATACGATAGCGCTCAAGGGCTTCGTCGCGTAAGCGCAACTCTTCGGTGTGGAGGGATTGTAGTGTGCTTATCTGATCCTTTAATGACTGCTCGGCAATCTCGTGTGCTTTGGTAATGTTGCGCACATCATACTGTGACTTGCCAAACACAATAAGAAGGAGCAGGACAAGCCCAATCTCCTTCCAATGTCTTAAACAGAATGCTAGTATCTTTTGTTTCATTTTTGTCGCTATAGTGAATCCCAGAATGAATCTCTAGATTTACCAGAATCATATCTTGAGGCAAATAGAGAATTAAAATAGCTCTCCAAGTAACTAAAAAATTGTTTTTGTTTAACGCCAAGTTGTGCCAAGACAGCTATTACTTTTACATTATTATTTTCTAGCTCTTGTAGCCCAGATGGCTTAGCCTCTATGTCGTAAGAATGATTCAAATGATCTTTGCCTTTATGCAAGATACAATCGTCTGAAGTGTCATCGGGTGTCCTTTTTTCTTCGCCAGCGTCAATGTCATCAAAAGGTTCTTTTGTTACATCTCCCGAGTCTGCTCTTTTGCTGTAAATAGACCACACCTTGTCTGCACCGGGCTTTACTACAAATCTGTCAGGGGCTAGCCCATCAAGGTAATACAAAGCAGCTTCATAGGCAATTGGACCAAGTTTACTATCTTTTTTTGATGCCGAATTACTTACTTGAAAGGCGTTATTACACTCACCTTTGGTGCTGTCACTTTTGGAAAAGACAACTCCTGCAAGAACTTCTATTTTTTGATAACTTTCTAATGTATACATAACATTGTGTGGTTCAAGACTTTCTGGATTCTTTTCTTTTAAATTTTCAATTGCATCAAGAATTTTTTTGGCGTCATATACAATTACCCAGCCACCATCTTTGTTAGCTTGCACATGAAGCCCGAGACCTTTGCCGAGGGCTTTATCAATTGGGTTGCTCTCGTTTAAGAACTTATTCCAATTTTCTAGTATTAACTTCATCTTAAGAACTAAATTTTGGTTTAAAGTTTATATCGCCGCCACTAAAGTTTTTAGCAACGCTCTTAAACTTTGGCCCACCCTTGTCGGGATCGAACTGTGGCATGATTTCTCTTGGTGGCCCTTCTTTGCTATACGTAACAGCGAGCGATCCACAGTTTGAACTGATTTGCGCACAAGCGCCCTTAACGTCGCCGCCGCCATAGTTTGATTGTTTAACAACTGCTTGTACTTGCTCATTCATAAAAGCACCGCCAGCTTTTTTATCCATTACCTTGCCGACATTAGCTAACAGTAATTTATTTACTTGCTCAGGGCTCATGGCGTCTGGCCCAATTATACTTCGACCTTTTTTTGCTGTAGCAGAAGGTAGGGGTTGTCCGCCGCCCTTGTAAGCTGCAATTGCAAGCTGGCTCACTAGTAATGCTTTGCCAGGATCCATGACTATTACGTTTGCTGGGATTTTGCAATTTGTATTAAAAACTGTGGCGCCGGACCACCTGTGGTGCCCGTCTATAATGTAGAAAGTCTCGCCGTCACCGGCTGCTAGAATGGGAGGCGCACCAGAGACGCCATCGATTACAGACTGTAAACTGCGAGCGTTTGAACCATTATATCCGACAGACTTGAACAGGTCAATAACACCTTGGGTTGGAACAAGACTAGGCGCTGGAATTGGCACATTCATTTGCACTTTTACTGCTTCATCACCTTGGTCGCCATCTACAGAACCTCTACCTAAAAGAGCCCTAACTGCATCGCTTGCACCATCAGGAGTATTTAGTCTTTTGACCAACTGGGCCAAAGGTTCAGTATAGTTGCCTGCGTCTGCTTGTTGAATTAGCGGGGCTATGTTTTTTGCTAGCCATTGGGCAGCCTGCTCTTCGGTTTCTACTTCTTCTGCCAAAAAGCTTCGCCAGCCTTCGATAATAAGTTTCATTTTATTCTAATCCTTTTAATTTTACAATAGCGTCAATTACGGATTGACCACCGAGATATAGACCAGAAATAATAACCCAGTCTGCTG